TAAAGGTTTTATTGCAGCATCTACCCACTTCTCTGTTTGCCTAACCCTGAAAGCGACCTCCTCGACCGACCCATCGAAAATTCCGTCCTTGGATTCACTCGCCAATAGCCAGATGCAAGGTGCTAGCGCTCTGCTAGCATCCGGCAAGCGTTGAAATGCGCGGTCGTCCAAGATGGATTTATGCAGCTTTATCCACGGAGGCATCCGGTCCTTGTAATGCTGGAATTCTGACCAGTTCTTAACCGTGAGTCTCACGCCGCCCTCGCCTGTCTCTGCTTATCCAGCCGTGCGCAAGCGCTGGAGCAATGCTCGCCGTGCTGAAACAGCTTCTCGAACTCGCGATGACACAGCGCACACACCGCAGCCACGGCAGGATGCTTGCGGCGGATACGATGGCGCCAGGCGGGGCTAGATATTTCCGAGTTCAACGCTGCTCCCCCGTTCTTGTTGCCCGCGAGGGCTATGCCGCTGCCTGCGTTTTCTTGCCGTTGCGCTTGGCGAATATACTTGGCCGAGCGAGCCGCAGAAACATGAGCCGTGCCGCTGGTATGCCTTCCTCGCGCCACTGTGAAACAGCTTGCGGCGTTACCTCGCAAAGCAGCGCAGTCGCTACCGTGCCGCCTATGTCGTCAATGATTTTGTTTGCATCCATGCGGCGTAGTCTAAAACTAATTCTGCGCCCATGTCAAGATGGCTTACAAATATATTTTGCTTACCCACTTGACAAGGTTTGTAAGTGCGCTTAAAGTTCACATCAACCCGCCGCATTCGCGTCTTTCCGGGAAGTTGGACCAGCGCGGCGGGGAGTTCCAGATCAACACGAGGGGAGACTATGAAATTCGAAATTAAGTCATACTTCACAGGTTCGATTCTGTTCTCGCTCGAAACCGAGAGCATAAATCTGTGCGTAGAGGCAGCGGTTAAACAACGCGCTGACCTGCAAGGCGCTGACCTGCGAGACGCTTACCTGCGAGGCGCTGACCTGCGAGACGCTGACCTGCGAGGCGCTAACCTGCAAGGCGCTGACCTGCAAGGCGCTGACCTGCAAGACGCTGACCTGCAAGGCGCTGACCTGCAAGACGCTGACCTGCGAGGCGCTGACCTGCGAGGCGCTGACCTGCGAGACGCTGACCTGCGAGGCGCTAAAAATTTGCTACAGGTCAAAGACGCATCAATCGCTTTCGCTCAACTCCGCATCACGCCACAGGAGGGCGCATTCGTCGGCTGGAAGAAACTGAACGGCGGCATCCTTGCGAAGATTGTTATCCCCCACGATGCAAAGCGCATGAACGCATTGGGTTCGCGCAAATGCCGAGCCGAACGTGTGTTCGTTCATGAAATGTTTGCGAACGGTGAGACTTTTACCGGCGTCGGTATCGGTACGCATGACAACAAGACGCAGTACATCACCGGAAAGGAAACGCTACCTGATTCCTACGATGACGATATCGCCGTCGAATGCTCGCACGGCATCCATTTTTTCATTACCCGCGAAGAAGCGGAAAACTACTTTTAGGCCGCGCCATGATCCTGCTCAATACACACGAAACCAGCGAAGGCGATCCGGTAGCCGCAGCGCGCGGCATCGTCAACGGCTTGCTGATGGCGCTTCCGTTCTGGCTGCTGGTGATGCTGGCGTGGTGGCTGTCGTGACTCAATCAATCGCAAAGGTTATGGCCGAAATTGATAGGGCGGTCGCGAAGTTTCCGACTTGGCCTACCGATCCGCTGCACGCCGTTGCGGTGCTTGGCGAGGAATTTGGCGAACTAACCAAGGCCGCGCTGCAACTCACCTATGAGCCGCACAAGACAAGCATGGACGAGTTTCGCGCCGAGGCAATCCAAACTGCGGCAATGGCGCTTCGGTTCGTGCAAAGCCTCGATACGTACCAATTCACGCGATGCGAACAGCACAAGCAGGAAAGTGTCCATCACGCGATTCTTGCCGAACAGACGCCACACTACGCCGGGACCGATCTGCTCATTTACTTGGCTGGCCCGATGCGCGGCATACCGGAATATAACTTCCCCGCGTTTCACGCGGCGACAATGGCGCTCCGCGAACAAGGCTATCTCGTATGGAGTCCTGCCGAGCATGACGTAGAACTGGACGGATTCAACCCCGCCACGGACACAGCGCAGCCGATGCGCCACTACATGCAGCGCGATCTTCCGCAGGTTCTAAGATCGGACGCTATCGTGGTCTTGCCGGGATGGGAAAACAGCGAGGGCGCGAAGCTGGAAACCCACGTCGCCAAGATGTGCGGAATCCCTATTCACGGTCTTGATGCCATGTTGAACGCAAGGCTATCGTGATCCGCGCCGCTTCTCGCCTCCTCCTGCGCCAAGCCCTAGCACTGATGGACCATCCGCTCGGCATTGCGGCGGCGGCGCTGGTCGTGATCGGCATAGACCTACTTTTTACGAGGTAGCCATGAACGGAATCGAGTTAATCGCCGCAGAGCGCGCGCGGCAGATAGAAAAAGAAGGTTGGACGCCGGAGCATGACGATGGACACGACGGCGGCACTATGGCAGTTGCGGGAGCCTGCTATGCGCTTTGGGCTGCGTCAAAAATATCTGGGCAAGAATGGTGGTCACAACAATTTGCGTATCAGGCTCAGCGCTTGTGGCAGTGGGATAGAGAATGGTGGAAACCGAAAGACCCGATACGCGATCTGGTCCGCGCCGGAGCATTGATTGCAGCCGAAATAGACCGGTTGCAGAGGAGCGCGAAATGAACGCCCTCTATCACGGCCGCGACCTCAAGCGCCTCCCGTCCGCACGCGACGACGAACTGCTCATGACCGCGCTTGCGTCATTTGTTGTCGGCGCGGGATTTGCGGTGGTCTTGCTGATGATGCTGGCAATGCAATGAGCGCTCCCACTCCCACGGCTGCGCCTGCCAAAAAGATCAGCGCGAAAGCATTGGCCGAGCTTCGCAAGGATGCTGCGCGTCTTGATTACCTAGAGGCAGAGGCGAACAGGGAACCGCTGTTGCTTCACTCCGGGCAAAGCGGATTAGGTTATCGCGGCATCGGTCTTGCCAACATTGGCCGCAGTTTGCGTCAGGCAATTGACGATATGAGGCGAGAATGACAGCCACTTGGCAATCGCGCGACCCGAACGAGAACGCGCCCATTGAACAGGGCGATAACGAGTCAGCGGCGGCGCAGGAGTCACGCAACAGGGCGGTAGTCGATTCCGCTGAGCGTGCGACGTGTCCTGCGTCTGCCGCTGTCCCCATGTTCAATTTTCACAGCCACCATGATTTCAGAGGTGCCCCAGAAATGATTCCAATATGCCAATCGTGCGGACAGTCGATTTTTTCACACGGGCAATTTCCGAGCGTTTATTGCAAAGATCATCACGACCACAGGGACTTCGGCCTCCACGACCTCAAGCGCGATCCTGGCCGGGAGTGGGAGCGCGGGCAGCCGGAAAAGATACCGGGAGTCGGGTGATGCTCTGCGAACTCTGCACGATGGATATTGTTCGCGGCACGATGTATCGAGTGCGCCCGAAGAACGCTGGGCTAATACACATTTGCTTCGAGTGTAGGCGAGCGGTATGGGCTGGCGAGATAGAAGAAATTGACGAGCCAATGTGCGCTTGCGGAAAGATGCAGAAATGGCTGTGTGATGCCGCAATCGTCGCGCCGTGTAAGCCGGGGATACCTTGAACATTTTCGACCACTGGCGCACGCAGGAATTGCGATCCTCGATGCAGCTTTTGCAGGACGAAAACGCCCGACTTCGCAGCGCCCTGCCGGTCTATTGGCTCTCGCTGGCGGCGGTTGTCGGATTTTCGATCTACAAATTATGGAGGGGATGATGAGTACAGAAAATCAGTTCGCAAACGGAAGATTTCCCCGTACCGAGCCGCGCGAGTGGCAGCACATACCGTTCGCGGATGGCCGCAAGCCACGGCTCACGCTCAAGCATGTTGCGATTGCGCTGATGTGGGCGGGGCTGTTCGCGCTGTCGATTTGGTCAATCAACGACAGTATTTCCAATCAATCGGTTACACAGGCGAGGGTTAAATGAACACAGTAGCGAAAGAGGAAGGCCGCGTGATCGAGGTAGCGGCAGAGAGCTTCAGCAGACGCGAGGATCGGGCGCTGCCGGCGCTTGTCGAGCCAGGGCAGGCCACGCCTATGTCCATGCTGGCGATGGCCGTCAAGCAGGGCATGAGCATAGAGACGATCAAGGAACTGCGGGCGCTGCAAAAGGAATGGGACGCGGACGAGGCGCGCAAAGCCTTCGTCACCGCGCTTTCTGCTTTCAAAGCGGACCCGCCGGAGCTGTTCAAGAACAAGCACGTCAGCTATGCGAACAGCAAGGGCGGGAAAACCGAGTACGACCACGCCACGCTCGACCAGGTTGCAAGCGAGATCGGCAGGAAGCTCTCCCCGCACGGCTTGTCTTTCCGCTGGAATACGGAACAGAAAGAGGGCGGCATGGTGCGCGTGACCTGCGTGCTGATGCACTCGCGCGGGCATAGCGAAAGCATCTGGCTCGAATCCGGCCGGGACGAAAGCGGAGGCAAGAACAATATCCAGGCGCTCGGGTCCGTGGTGACCTACCTCGAAAGGTACACATTGCTGGCGATCACCGGCATGGCTGTCCGGGATCAGGACGACGACGGGCGCGATTCAGAGAAAAAGAAGGAAGTCGAGCCGGACGCCGAAGGCAAAGCCAAGCTCGAAGCCTGCGGGTCGATGGCTGCGCTCGCCGAGGCATGGAAGGCGTTGACGGCGGCGCAGCGGGCAACTCTCGCGGAAGTCAAGAACGAATGCAAGACGCGCATTCAGGAAGCGGACAAGGCGGCGGGATGAGCGAATACATGCACCTTGTTGGCGCGGAACAGGTACAGACCGCGGCCAATACCATGCGCGAGGCGGCGCACGCTATGCAGAACGCGGCGAGCACGATGGACTTTGCTTTCCAACAGCAGCGGAACTTCATGGACGACTGGCTGCAACGGTTTGAGGTTGTGCTGGCGGAGTACAAGCCATGAAGATCATCGACTTCCCGCAAGGCAGCCTAGATTGGCTGCAATCCCGCGCAGGCAAGGTCACGGCCTCCTGCATCGTGAACGTGCTTGCCAAAATCAAGACGGGGGAAGCTGCTGCGCGCCGGGACTACAAGGCGCAGCTTGTCGCTGAAATCCTGACCGGCGTCCCGCAGGGCGATACCTACATCAACGCCGAAATGCAATTCGGCCTGGATACAGAGCCCGCAGCCAGGGCTGCGTATGAGGCGCAGGAGGGCGTGCTGGTCGATCAGGTAGGGCTGGTAGTCCACCCCCGGATTGAGCGCGCTGCGGCCAGTCCTGACGGGCTGGTGGGCGATTCTGGGCTGGTCGAGATTAAGTGTCCCAAGGTGGCGACGCACCTGACCTACCTGCTTGACGGCGTGGCGCCGGCCAAGTACCAGCCGCAAATGCTGTGGCAGATGGCTTGCGCAGAGCGCGAATGGTGCGACTTCGCCAGCTTTCGGCCAGATTTGCCGCCGGAGTTGCAACTGTTCAAGGTGCGCTTCAATCGGGACGATGCGCGAATCAGGGAAATGGAAGCGGAGGTGACCGTGTTCCTACAGGAAACGGACGCCCTTGTGACCAAACTACGGGAGAGAATGAAGTGAAAGAACCGATCTATATATTGCCGCATGGCATACAGGTAATCGGGGAATACAAGCCTCACGTAAAGTGCCCTTATTGGCGCGTGCGTATCAGACCGCATCCTTTCTTTCCTGGCTTCGCTGAATACTTTAATGGAATTACGGTTCGGCGAAACCGCGTGATTCTTGCCTCTAAGTTAGGGCGCGCACTGACGGAGCAAGATTTGGCTCATCACTGCGACGAGTCACACGATAACGATACGCCTGAGAATATCGAATTGATGTCTCCGGCGGCACATAACAGGCATCACAAACTTGGTTCAACGCGCCGCGAAGATACCAAGGAACAAATAAGCGCAACGTTGAAGCGCCTCTATGCAGACGGTATTAGGGTAAATAATCTAGTGCCGCGCGGTGGCGAAAATAATTCAAGGGCGAAACTAACCCAAGTCCAGGCCAACGAGATACGCGCATCGCTAGAATCAAGCGCTGTCCTTTCACCTAGATATGGAGTCAGCCCAAGACGAATCCGAGCAATTAAACAGGGAGTAGCTTACAAATGAACGGCACTGAAATCACCGTATTCAAGCCAATTGAGGCTGATCTTGCCGACCTTGAGCACCGCTATGCCGGGGTGGTATTCGACGTAACTACGCCAGATGGAATGGCGGTAGCTAAAGCCGCGCAAAAGGACATCGCCGGCTATCGCATCGCGCTCGAAAAGGCCAGGGTGAAGGAAAAAGAGGCGAGCCTTACCTACGGGAAAAAGGTGGACTTCGAGGCGAAAACCATCGCGGCGCGCATCGCCAAGTTGGAAACCCCAATCAGCGCCATGATCGACGAGGTAGCCAAGCGCGAGGAACGCGAACGCGAGGCCAAGGTGCAGGCTGAAATAGCCAGACTTGCAGCCGAGGAAAAGGCCCGAAAGGATGCCGAGGAAGCGAAGATGGCAGCGGAGCGGGCAGAGATTGCTCGGCAGCGTGCCGAACTAGATGCGCGCGCAAAGGCCGAAGCCGATCGCATCGAGGCCGCCCGGATTCAGCAGGAAGGCATCGAACGCGCCGCGCGCGCCAAGATCGAGGAAGCTGAACGCGCCAGCAGGGCCGCAATCGAGGCGCAGGAGCGTCAAGCTCGCTTGGCAAGGGAACAGGCCGACCGGGAAGCCAAGGCGGTGCGTGACGCAGAGGAAGCCCGCCTGAAGGCAGAGCGGGACAAGGTTGAAGCCGAGCGCCGCGCCGTCGAGGATGCGCAGCGCAAGGAACGGGAGGCCCAGGAAGCCCAGGAACGCGCCAAGCGCGAGGCCGAGGCAAAGGCGCTGGCGGAAGCCCAGGCCAGGGCTGATGCAATCCTACGCGCCGAACGCGAGGCCCAGGAACAGGCTGCAAGCATTGAGCGCCGGATCGAAAGCCTACGCCGGGATATTGAAGGCTCAAAACAGCACGCAGGCATCGCCCGCGCTATCGACGCGTACCTGAGCAAAGAGCGGAAAGCCGCATGAGATTCCTACTCGGCAAGGCAATCTGTTGGATGCTACGCACGCACAAATGGCGCAGGCTCCGCAAAGGCGAAACGTCCATTATCCCTGCCACGCAATTCACGCTCAATCGGTTCGCCTACAGGGTATGCGGTAGGTGCTTAACTATCCGGTCGGTCAAGGCGCGCAAGGTAAGGAGTGTGTGATGAGTGAATCACTGGAACAACGGGCGCTGCGGATACGCAAGGAAATGGACGAGGAAATAGATGCACTTGGCGGATTGATTTTCCAGTGCGCCAGATACGAACGCCCCTCAATGGAATGGCGAGAAGCTATTACAGTATTCATGGACGAATTCGCCCGCCGCCTCATGGCCGGGCAAGGAGAGCCGGTAGCGTGTAAGCATGAGCCATTCCAAGGCTTCTGCGTTCACTGCAACGCGCCCTATGTGCTTGGACGTTGCAATCCTGTTATCCCACCAGCCGCCCAAGCGCCGCAGGGGATGGTGAGGGTGCCGAGGGAGCCGACGATAGAGCAGCTTGAACGCTTCTGTGGTCATGGGCTTTATTGTGGCGACAAGCCTTACCAAGACCTAGTAGACAATGCGAGAGCAGACTACAAGGCGCGAATCGTTGAACTCGCCGCCGCTCCTGCCGCCCCACCGCAGGAATGGTGCTCTATCTGCCATAGCAAAGGGCCAGACCATATTGACATGAATACACCACAAACTGAACAATTCGCTGCGTTTGAATGGTTGCGCAAAAAAGCACTTGAATCTGTCTATGTCGAGGATTCACGATGCGCTGCGATTCTGTTGCAGGAATTGTCCGCCCTCGCCGCAGCCAAGGTGGAAGGGATGGAAATGGCGGCTAAGATTTGCGAGCAACTGCTTAATGTTCGGCTTGATGGGGGTACTGTCGAGCCAACATTACAATCATCATACGCAAAGGCTATCCGCGCTGAAATCAAACGGAGGAAGTCGTGAGCGATACACAGAGGACAGGACGTTCAGCTATATTCGAAAAGGCATTTGTGCTTGAGCGGCGCATCGCCGAACTAGAGGCCGAACTCAAGCGGCTGCGGGAGTTGGCGCGGGCATATTGGGAACGCAGCACAGCAAATGACAATGCAGGCACGCTTGCTAGTCTTGCCCTCCACGACTATCTGAAGGAGCATCCATGAAAAATAGAAGCCTTGTTCTTGCAGGCGTGATGGGGCTGTTAGCATCTTCTGGTATTGGGCTGACTTCAGCAACAACAACCATGCGTGAGAGCGAAGAACCGATCAATACAGGCCGCCGTACGGAGAAAGATGCAATTGCATTTAGGAAAGCAGAACTTAAGCGGCAACGGAAGGCCGAGAAAAGGATGAAGGATCGAACGTGAGCGCAGATCATAAAGCCGCGACGGAATGGGCCGCGCATGAACAAAAGCACCAAGAGTGCGAGGATTCTTGGTACTCCTGCCCACTAAGTGAAGAAGGAAGCGCGGACGATAGGAATGAAGAATGCAACTGTTACGCTCCAGAGATAAACAATCTCAAAGCCGCCTACCTAGAAGCACGCCAAGCCCTTCTCCCCTTCGTCGGCCCCGCATCCGAGGTCACGATGCAGGACAAGCAGAGAGCCAGTGAATTGATTGGAGGTAAGAATGAGTGATTGGAAACCGATTGAGACTGCGCCGAAGGATCGTCTGATAGACATTTGGATTGTGCGCGAAAACGGTAGCGGGCTTCGCTGGTCTGATTGTTATTACGATCGTATATGTGATGAATGGCGAACTACGGGGCCGTCATGCCATTTAGTGACTGTTCCTGCCCGTCGCGTATCCCACTGGATGCCGTTACCAGCGCCGCCGTTGCAGGACAAGCAGCGACAGGGCGGCTTTGCTTTGTGTGGAGTAATGGGAATTTTACTGGTGTTTGCTCTACTAATCGGAGGAATTGTGTTCGTTCCACGCACCCCAGTGGAACAGGTGCGGGACAACTGGGAGGACCATTGGATCGGCAAACAGCTTAGCCTTCGAGCATACCTGGGTGTGATGTTTCACCCGGAAAACATCTTCGTATTCTATGCGGGCGAGTACGAAAAGGCTGCAACCGCCCTTGTAAATCTTCACAAGTTCATCCGCCATAATCGTATTAGTGGACCCAATGTTTGTGTTGGGCCCAATGGTCAGATTATCGAGAGATGTAATAGGGTCTTTCGTAAAGACAATACTCTTAGGTTCTCCATCAACGACTTCAAAGGTGATACCAGCAATAGCAGCTTTATTGGCGATGCGACTAGACAGTTTTGCTTCGCGCCACAGCCGCTTGGTAGAGTAAGCCAACGCAATTGTGAACCAAGCTATAAATACAGTGGCGACAGCGGTAACAGCTCCGCTATGCGCCTCAAGCCAATCGCTTACAACAGAGAGCCAACATCTCATGATTTCCATGAAAACGATCCTTGGGGCGGTATTATTTTTTTAGTAGGAAGCATCGCAGCAACGATAGCTTTTTTAATTTTCATCTTCAAAAAATGATTAACAAGGGCGATTGATGCTCCAAAACGACAGGGCAGTTATCAAACTGGAGGGGGCTTTGTGCCAACTATGATTTCTACTTTTCCATCTTTCGAAAACCCCGGCTTGTCGGATTGTATAAGTGGGATTCCCGCCTTTCGGAAAGCGGTAATGAGTAAATCGCGTTCTGGCCGAGCGTTATTTGAAATGCTTGTACCAACCGCCATTGCGTACCCACTAAAGTATATTGTTTTAACGCCAGCGGCAGTAAGGGCTTGGTTTAGTTCTTCACGAAAAACAGTAGATTCAGGATCATTGCCAACGAATGTAAGCCACACCTCTATTTGTTTTCCCCGTAACTCATTGGCAAGAATCTTCGCCTGCTCGACACTAACTTGTCGCCACGCCATCTGCTGCTTCACGCGCAACGTTTCCAAGCGAGCGGCAGCGGTTTCGTTTTCTAATTTGGCTGCTCTTTCGTTCGCTTCCGCTGCTTTTTTATTTGCGTTTGCGGCTTCACCGGCGGCAGCGGAAAGTTTTACGTCAGCTTCTCTTACGGATTCCCTTTGTAGCTTTACAACTATCCAAGTTGATACCACAACGGCGGCAGCGGCAAACGCTGCCACAGCCAAAGAAAAAACCATTATCTCCTACCAAGAGTGCAAGGTTAATCCGAGCATTCGTCTAACCTTTTTAGAAAAAGTGGCGCTTGGAGTTTGCGGAGTTTCTATGCTTGTATTATTAGGTGTAATGATTTTGATCATTGTCGATCATTTTAAGATTAGCAAGCCCGAATAGCCGCGCCGAAAATGTCCACGTTCTTGCGATTGTTGTACCTAAACTCGACGCGCTAGGGCGTACCTATGGAAACTAGAGGCAACAAGCGCAGGGAAAGCGGCTAAAAGCGGGTATGGACGGCGAAGTTTCCCCACACACCCAGTTACTTCACTTTGGTTGCGTACCCGTAGCAGAGCTTGTAGGCGTCGTTGAGGTTGTCGGCGTCGATAGCGAGTTGTCGAAGGCTTGCTGTAACCGCGTCTGGAAGGACAGCAATGGCGGTTCCGGCATCACTGGCGGCGTTGGCAGGGCTGGACACGGCGCTAGCACTACCTGCCCCACATCCTGCACTTTGGGCGGTCCTGAAGCGCAACTGCAAACCAGAATACTTAGCGGTAAGAGCGGCAGTAGCATTGCGATTCTGAGCATCTTTCACCTCCAATTGAGTTTTGAACGAGTCCCGCTGTTGTTGCAGCGCAATAATATCGCCCTGCGCTTTCTGTAGGAGCGCGTTCGCTTCTGACTTCTGCTTGGTAAGCGCCGCGTTGATGGCGTCGAACTGCGCCTGATCCATGGCCTTCTGCGCATCCACGCCCATAGAATGCCCCTTTACGCCAGCGCCGGCGACGAGTGCCAGTACCAGCAGCACGCCGCCCAGGATGAACCAGGGATTAGGCATTTACGGCACCGTGGGCGGAGTACCGCGCACCTTGGCGATAACCGCCTCCATTTCGGCCTTGAACGCCTCCCGTTCATTGTCGAGCCAGCTTTCGAACTTGGCTAGTTCCGCCTCAATCGGCGCTTTGTCGGCCTGATAGGTAGCCGTCAGAAGGTCTAGTTTCGACTGCAATTCCTCGCGTATCGTTGCCATTAGTACACTCCAGTTCGCATTGCGTTTTCAAGAAAAACTGCCCGATTTCCTACCTGTTTGGCCCACCTTGATTGAGCCATTCCGGCTGCTGCTTCATCGTACTCGCCAGCCTCTATATGGGCAAGCGTGTTGTTGAACGTCATTAGAGTTTGGATGCCCATGTTGAACGCCATATCCAGCATCACATTCTGCCGGCCATCGTCCAGCGCGCTCCACCACGGCAGATTATTGTCAAGTTGGATACAGGCGTCCGCCACATCTGCTTGGAATAACGCATCATCCTGCTCGTCGGTTATCCTGTCGCCAGGCTGATTTACGCCTTCTACCGGACGAGCGATGCAGTTATGCCCACGCCCAACGGTTAGGATGCCCTTGGTATCGAGGTAAGCGGCTAGCCGGTCGCCTTCCTCGATTGCGAGGCGCTTACCAAGCGTTTCAAGATTCATGCTTTTCCTCTGCCTTCGGTGCCGGTGCCGTGGTTGTCGTGCTCGTGCTAGTCTGCGTCGAAGTCGTTGCCAACGGAGGGCTGAACAGCTTGGCGACTATCGGCGCGACCCAAGCCGCCAGGTACGCCGAGAATACGACATCCAAGTTCCGTGTTGCGTTGCTCGCCATCTTGACCAGCACCCAAGAGGTCACGAGCAGCGCGACAAGAAACGCGAAGCCGATGCGCGATATGCGCCCGTTCTCCATGATGAGGTCGAACAGATTGAACGAATTGGCCGGATCGCGCTGCGCCCTATAGAAGCTCCATACCAGCAGCAGCAGGACTATTGCAAACGCGGCGTTGTAAAGCTGGTCGCTCACTTCGGCCCCAAAAGGAACGCTTTCCACACGACAAC